CTGCTACAGAAGGTAAGGGTTTCACAATGCTTTTGAAGCAAGATGGTACAGGTTCACGCACAGTTACATGGCCTAGCTCAGTTAAGTGGCCTGCAAGCACAGCCCCTACGATTACATCTACAGCCTCTAAAGGTGATAAGTTTGTTTTTGTAGGTGATGGCACTTATTGGTGGGCGAGTTCAGCGGGCCAAAATTATCTATGACGCAGGCTTACCTTTATCGTTGGACTGAGAAAGCTACAGGTATGTGGTATATCGGTAGCAGATACGCAAAGAATAGCCATCCTAGCGATGGTTATATTTGTTCGTCAAAAATTGTAAAACCAATGATTATTGCCAATCCAGAAGGATGGGAAAAACAAATACTGGTAATAGGTAATCCAACAGATATTAGAGAGCTTGAGGCAAAATATTTGCTATCTTTGTCTGCCGCTTCAGATTTAAATTCTTACAATAAACACAATGGGAACAAGAATTTTCACACTTGTGGAATTCCTAGAAGTGATAAGCAAAAAGCTTTCTTGTTAGAAAATAATCCATCAAAACGACAAGAAGTAAAAGAAAAGTTAAGAATTGCTACAAAGTCTCGTGACAATTCTCATTTGCACACAAAAGAAGCCAGAGAAAAAGCATCTGAAAGTCAAAAACTTGCTTGGGCTGAAGGTAAATTTAAAGGTGTTGGTTTTAAATCTGGTGATGATAATGTTGCAAAAAACAAAGAAGTAAGAGAAAAAATATCACTTGCTTTAAAAAACATAAAAGGCGGACGCATGACTGGAAAAGTTCATTCTGATGAAACAAAAAAGAAGATGGCAGAATCACGTTTTCTTTATTGGCAAAAAAAGCGTTCCAATGCTGGTCAAAACTACCTGTAAGGAATAACTAATGTTTAGTTCACAAAACTCTCAGGTAAGTAACGATGCTAACTACATCGAGGATGTGTTCAGCACATACCTTTACACAGGCAACGGCACATCACAGACCATCACCAATGGCATTGATTTAGCTGGTGAGGGTGGAATGACTTGGTTTAAATCTAGGTCAAATGCTTTTAACAATTGGATTTATGACACATCCCGAGGTGCGGGGAATGGGTTGATTGTTAACAACACATTGGCTCAGATATATGCGTCTGATTCTTTGACGGCATTCAACGCTGATGGTTTTTCGTTAGGCGCTGATTCTGGCAATGGCGTTAACCGAAGCACATCAACCTACGCCTCATGGACATTCCGAGAGCAACCAAAGTTCTTTGATGTTGTGACTTATACGGGGAATGGTGCTGGCCCTCAAGTAATAAATCACAATCTTGGTTCTGCGCCTGGTTGTGTAATCGTAAAAAGCACAAGCAACACAAGCGTGTGGTGGGTTTGGCATCGTGGCAATGGCGGAACAACAGACCTTACAGGTATTGAACTGAACGCAACATCTGCGGCAAGTGCGCCTGATGCGGGAGTTGCAAGCGACTTTACGGCTACAACCTTTAACGCAGGAAGCTTAATCAATGTCGCGTTGAACTTAAACCCAAACGTAAATGGGCAAACCTATGTCGCCTACCTCTTTGCCCACAACGCAGGAGGCTTTGGTCTGACGGGTACGGACAATGTGATTTCGTGTGGGTCTTATAGCGGCGGTAGTGGGACGACCTATGTAACTCTCGGGTATGAGCCGCAACTTATTCTAAAGAAAAACGCCACTAGCACGGGTAATTGGGTGATATGCGACAACATGCGCGGGATGCCCACTGGCGGCAACAGCACGGCAAGCTTGTTTCCAAACACATCTGGAGCCGAAACAGTTGCAACAGATGCAAATGGATATTTGTTTCCAACGGCGACAGGGTTTGGCGACGCGAACGCAAACAGCGGCCAGACCTACATCTACATAGCCATTCGTAGAGGCCCGATGAAAGTGCCTACGGATGCGACTAAGGTGTTTAGTCCTGTCAGCCAAAATGCCGCAGGAACTGTAACAACTAATTTCCCAGTTGATTTAACAATAAATCGTGGGCAATCATCTGCCTTTGATACTTTGGCTTACGACAGGCTTAGAGGCAATAAGTACTTCTTTACCAATTTGACAGATGCAGAAGGTACAGCATCATTGTTTGGTTTTGATAACAACACTGGATTTACGGACGGCAACTACAGCCCCCCTCGCACAATCATTTATTGGAACTGGAGACGTGCCCCTAGCTTCTTTGATGAGGTTTGCGTCACCCCAAGCTACCCAACACCAGTAACTCATAATCTTGGTGCTGTACCTAAACTGCGATTTGAAAAGACAAGAAGTATTTCTGCTGAATGGAAAGCAATTTACTTTGATGGCACAACAGATGAGTATGAACTTGCATTGAATAGCACTAGGGCTGCTCAGATTCAATCAGGAAGACCAGCACTTCCAACTTCAACTTCTTTTGTTGCTTACTATGATGGAACACCTATTGTTGCTTATTTGTTTGCGCCAGTTACAGGTGTTCAATACATAAGCAAGTTTACTGGTAATGGTTCATCGCAAACAATTAATTGTGGCTTTACAGGCGGTGCAAGGTTCATTTGCATTAAAGCATTTAGCACAACAGGAGATTGGAAAGTTATAGATACAGCAAGAGGTATAGTGTCTGGCAATGACCCAACATTGGCTTTTAATACAACTTCTGCTGAAGTAACAGGTACTGACTGTATTGACCCAGATTCAAGTGGTTTTATTGTTAATCAAGAATCCACTAACAATCTAAATGTCAATGGAGTCGAATATTTAGTGTGGGCAATCGCATAAAGGAACATCATGCAAGTACGAATCAGAGAAACTGGACAAGTAATGTACGAAGGTGAATTTCGTGCATTATTCCCAAACACTTCAATGCCACAACAACTGTCAGAGGCTCTCATCAATGGCTTGGTGCTGACGTAGTCTTTGAAGGCCCACAAGCAACTGGTGGTACTGTTTACCAATACTCTCAAGCCTCTGGTGTTGAGCAAGTAAATGGTAAGTGGTACACAAAGTACATCTTAGGCCCTGTCTTCTTAGACCAAGTTGTAGATGGTGTAACTACTACTGCTGCTGAACAAGAGGACGCTTACAAGGCTCAGAAGGATGCTGAACAGGCTAAGTCTGTTCGTGCTACTCGTGATGCTAAGTTAGCTGAGTGTGATTGGACTCAAGTAGCAGATGCACCTGTTGATAAGACAGTATGGGCTACATATCGTCAAGCCTTGCGTGACATTACAGCGCAGGAGGGCTTTCCTTGGACTATCACTTGGCCTGAGGAACCATGAGCGATGTAAGCCATGAGCAAATCTACGAGCGTCTAGTTGCTGTTGAAAGCAAGGTTGACCGCATTGATAACAACACAAAAGGTCTTGTAGAAGCCATTGATGCCGCACAAGGTGCGATAAAAGTTCTTGGGTGGATTGCTTCTATTGCCCAACCGATTTTATGGATTGGTGGCGTTATTGTTGCTGCTGGTGCTGTGTGGCAAACATGGATTAAAAAGTGAAGGATTGGCTGTTAGCTTTCACTAGCGCAGCCCTTCTTTGTACAACTATTGTTTGGTGTGTCTACATAATTCTGTGGACATGGTATTTATAGAGTTTTTACTAGCTGTATCTATTGAGTACAGGTGTGTCAAGTGGGCTTGGGTGGGCGATGTCTACAACAGGAAAGTCTACTGTATTGAATGGAAAAAGGTAGATAAAAAATGATTCCTTTAGACCCGATTGCTGCGCTTGATGGCTTGCAAAAAGCCATCGGCATGGTCAAGAAAGCCAGTAAGGTAGCAAATGACCTAGGTGGTCTTGCGCCTATGCTTGGGCAGATGTTCAATGCCAAGAGCCAAGCTACTAAGGCAATGCTTCAAGCCAAGCGTGACAAGACTGGTAGCAACATGGGTACGGCACTTCAGATTGAGATGGCTTTAGAGCAAGCCAGAGCATTTGAAGAAGAACTCAAGATGTTGTTCATGCAGACTGGCAAGATTGATGTCTGGAACAAGATTAAGGCTCGTCAGGCTGAGATGGACAGGGATGATGCTAAAGAACTTAGCGCACTAAAAGCTGAGGAAAAAAAACTCAAGCAACAGGAACAAGAGCAATTGGAAATGGCTATGTTGATTGGCGGGATAGCGTTCGTAATCCTTCTCGTTGGTATCGGCATAAACGAAATGATTGATTTCTGCCAAACAACTAAACGCTGTGGTCGATGAATGAGTACCAGAAACAATTTGACCAATGGCTCAAAATTTTCGTGCGGATGTGTGTCGCATGGTGGGTACTTGGGTTTCTCAAGTTTCTGCCTAACGATTTGTCAGACAAGATAGTAAATAAATTTCTAGCTTACATAGGACTAGGATGAAAATCACTACTTATCAAGCCAATGCAAGGATGTTGTGGGAGGCTCACAGAGTGATACACCAACAAAATATGCAAAGACTTGCTGAGTTAAATCGTCAAGCTGAACAACAAACCAAAGCCTATGAAGTCAAGACTCAATGGGTTAAGGCT